CGCTCTCCTATTATTCCGCTCTGTCCCTATCACCATAGAGGATCAAATACCAGTATTCACAGCGGTCGAAAATTCTTTGAGAAACTCTACGGCATCACGGAAGAAGAATTACTTGCACAGACAGAGGAATTATTAAATGCTTGTGCTTAACTTGCCATTGCCGCCTAGCGTAAACAGCTACCGCACCATATTTAGGGGTAGGATGGGCATCAGTAAGGCTGGTAGAGAGTTTAAAGCACAGGTATCTGACTATGTTGTTGAATACCGTGTACCAAAGCTAGGTAAAGCTAGGCTTGAGATGAAGGTTACCGTTTATCCCCGTGACCGCAGGAAGCAAGATATTGACAATCGCATTAAAGCCTTGTGGGATGCTCTAGCTGATGCTGGCGTATTTGATGATGATGAGCAAATTGATGTTTTGCACATCGAGCGTGGTGAAATTAAAAAAGGTGGACAGGTACTTGTAATGATTGATATTCTTGATAAAATCGAGGAAAATATACCCACAAATTAAGGATTTATATGGAAAAGTCGATGGCGTTGTTCCTAGCAACCTTGCTACATTCGGGGACAAACACCCACTTTTTCCATTGGGCAACCAAATCTTATGCTAAACATAAGGCACTTGGCCATTTTTACGAGAGCATCATCGAAGCCACAGACCAGTTAGCGGAAACCTACTTTGGCATCTACGGTCAAATAACCGAATTCCCAAGCACATACCATATGCCAAAAGAACCTTTGGCTTATATGCAATCCTTACAGCGTTTTGTTAAAGAAGCACGGTCTGACCTGCCAACAGATTCAGAAATCGTTCAATTGATTGACAACATTGCTCAAGAGATCGATACCACCATCTATTTACTTAAATTTAAAGGATAAATCATGCCATTAGACAAATCAGGTACAGAAGCATCCGTAGGAAAAAACATTAAAGCGGAAATGAAGGCTGGCAAAGGTAAGCGTCAGGCTCTAGCTATTGCCCTCAATGTTGAGCGTGATAACGCCAAGGGTAGCCGTAAAGCCAAGCTAGAAGAAGCGTATGGTCGTTTTCTAGGTGAGCGTGACGCTGAAAAATGAGCCGCAAGGATGACATCCGTGCCGCAATAGAGAAGCACGATAAGCCGATAGCCAAGACCACTAAAGGTAAGGGTCGGCATTATCAGTCAGTAGAAGAAGGTGCAGGGATGACCGAAGCTGGTCGCAAGGCATACAACGCCAAGAACGGCAGTCATTTACAAGCCCCACAAGCCAGCGGATCACGGCACGATAGCTTTTGTGCAAGGTCATCAAGCTGGAATGGTGAACGAGGAAAAGCGGCAAGAGCAAGGTGGAAATGTTAATGAAAAACGGACTTTATGCCAATATCCATAAAAAGCAAGCTAGGATAGCGGCTGGATCAGGTGAAAAGATGAACAAAGTTGGTAGCAAAAATGCCCCAACTGCCAAAGATTTTAAAGAATCAGCCAAGACTGCCAAGCCACAAAGCAGAAAAGACATGATTCGCCACAAGATGAAAGATATGTGATGGACTTTAATCAAATGGCTCGTATGTTGCGTATGCAACCGACAGTAGATTCTGCTGGACAGCCTATTGATACAAAAAGACCCATTGTTTTTGACAAAGGCGGTTACGAGCCGCACACAGAATTAAGCATGACCGCTACAGGGCATGAGTTAGGTTTGCCACAAGCCAAATCTTTATACAACGTGCCGACCATTTATAACGGTCAAATTAATGACCCTAATACATTCAGCGGCATGAACGAAATACGCAAGAATGTGATGCAGACCCCAAACGCTTACAAAGCATACGAAAATGAACAACAAGCCATCCCTGATGCAATCCAGCGTTCTAAAGACATTGGTAATGTTCGTGGCGATGAACTTAGACGGGCTGTTTTAATGAGATACATGGAGAATATGTAATGGAACACATGAACCATAAGTACCCAAAGGGTAACGCTTTATTGCGTGAGCACAAGCAAACTACGCTAGAAAAGAACCAGCAACAGCGTCTAGACCGCAGGAAGTTGATCGCCAATAAACTTAAAGATTTGGATAAAGAGGTAAAGTAAATGCCTAGCCTTGCTGAATTATTGCGTTTGAATGATGGGGATCAAGCCTATGTTGGCTACCCACAAATGCAGGTTGGTCTTAATAAACCACGCCAAGCAGGTTACGCTACTGGTTTTCTTGAAAACGCTACTGGTTTACCCCCAATGCAAAGTCAGGGCGTACTGACAAACCCTAATTATGACGCTTATGCACAGGGCCAAAACACAGGTGAAATAGCTGGTATTGGTGCTATGGCTATTCCAGCCGCAATGATGGCTAAGACCCTTAGAACGGCTAAACCTGTACAAACCGCATCAACTTTAGACCCTATTGGCCAAAGATACCAAAACAGGTTAGACAAAGAATATTCAACCCTTGTAAATGATTATGCCAAGCTAGAAGAATCAAGGGGTGGCAAAGTATTAAATACTGATATAGCCCGTGAACTTAGCCCTGAATATGCCGCAAATCGCACTTTGTCAGCTAATGTACATGAGCCAGCTAGTGCGTTTGTTAAACAGCTATATGCTGAAAAATTAGCCCAACCTGCTAAACCCAATTCCACAGTATTGTTTACTGGTGGCGGCACAGGAGCAGGAAAGACTACAGCTTTAGAAAAATTATTCCCTAATCTTAGTCAACAAGCTGAAATGATTTACGACACCAATCTTAATAAATTGGAATCGGCAACTAAAAAGATTGACCAAGCCTTAGAAGCTGGGCGTAATGTCAATATCGTGTATGTGTACCGTGATCCTGTTGAATCGTTGACTGAAGGTGCATTAACCCGTGCCGAACGCATGAAAAAAGAACTAGGTTCAGGCCGCACCGTACCTATTGAAGAACACCTAAAAACCCATGTAGGCGTAAGAGAAGTAATCCCTCAACTCATGGAGCAATACAAAGACAATCCTAAGGTCAGTATCGGTGTTATCAATAATACTTTTGGCAAAGGCAAAGCCCAAGCATCTACCCTTGAAGAATTGCCGATGTTTAATCCTGCCGAAATGAATACAAAGCTACGGGATGCCCTAGAAAACGAACTAAAAGCTGGTAAAATAAGTAAGGAAACCTATGAAGGCACACTTGGAAAATAAACCTAACTGGGTCGGGGATAAGAAACCTATTCCTGATTGGGTACATGAATTTGCTGACGCTCTTAATAAAAATGTTGAGAGTAAGCACGGCAAAGAATCACGCAAAGATGCAATTGCTAAAGAGTTAGCCAAAAAGCAAAAGTAACGCTACAATTAACCTATCTTAATCAACCACTTGGATAAGGTATGACCGCTAAACAAGCGAAAAATAGCGAACACCCCAATTTAAATGTGGGTCGTAAGGCAGGTGCTGTCAACAAGAGTACAGGAATGGCTAGAGAGGCCATTGCTCGGTTCGTTGATGGTAATGCCCCATCAATGCAGAAGTGGCTAGAACAGGTCGCAGATGGCGTTAAAAACGATGAAGATAAATACATTGTTTTGCCTAATCCTGAGAAGGCTTTTGGTATGTTGCAGAGCGTCATGGAATATCACCTACCTAAATTAGCCCGTACAGAACATACAGGTGATGAAGATCAGCCAATGAAGGTCATCCACGAACACAAGTTCCTAGATTGAAAGAGATTGTAAAAAAGTACGAGTACCCGTATAAGGCACGGGATGCGTTCTTAGACTTTCACAAGCGTCAAGAAAGATGGGCAGTATTGACCTGTCACCGTAGGGCAGGTAAGACAGTCGCTACTATCTGCGACACCATTCGCAGGGCTATCATGGAAAACAAGCCTGACAGCCGATACGCTTATATTGCCCCGTATTACGCTCAAGCCAAGAACATTGCGTGGGATTACCTGCTCAAGTACGCAGAGCCAGCCATCGTTAAGGCTAATCAATCAGAATTATGGGTAGAACTGGTCAACGGGGCTAAGATTCGCCTATTTGGTGCTGACAACCCTGATGCCCTGCGAGGTTTATACCTTGATGGCGTAGTGCTAGATGAATATGCTGACATGAAACCTAGACTATGGGGCGAGATTGTACGGCCATTGCTTACCGATAGAAACGGATTAAATGGCTATCAGACATGGGCTACCTTTATTGGTACGCCAAAGGGTCACAATGCGTTTTATGACATCTACAATGAAGGATTAAAGAACCCGAACTGGTATGTCAAGACACTCAGGGCAGATCAATCAGGCTTGATTCCTGAAGCTGAGTTATTAGATGCCCAGCAATCAATGTCAGCTAACCAATATGAGCAAGAATTCCTATGTTCATTCGAAGCGGCAATATTAGGAGCGTACTATGGCCAAGAAATGCGTAGGATTACTGACCTTGATCGCATTACTACTGTGGATTATGACCCAATGTTTCCCTGCCATACTGCTTGGGATTTGGGGTTCAACGATAGCACAAGCATTTGGTGGTTTCAGGTAGTCTACGGTGAGATACGGGTGCTAGACCACCACTCATCTAACGGTCAAGCTGTACCGTTTTACACTATGTTATTGCAACAAAAAGAAGAAGAATTCGGTTACAAATATGGTTATCATTACCTGCCACATGATGCTAGGGCTAAGACTATGGCATCGGGTGGTAAGAGCATAATTGAACAATTTGCGACAAAAATTGACATAAAACACCTAAAAATTGTTCCAAACCTGTCAATTCAGGATGGAATACAGGCAACAAGGCTTGCATTAACTCGCTGTTGGTTTGATAATAAATGCGAAGAAGGTATCGAATGTTTGCGGCAATACCAAAGGGAATGGAATGATGATAAAAAATGTTTTAACGATCGCCCAAAACACGATTTCACGAGCCATTCTGCCGATGCGTTCCGCTATCTCAGCATTGTATGGAAGGATGAGGACAGTCCTATCCTCAAAGATAACCGCATTAAAGGACTTCATGTCGGGCAAACGGATGTAAGTCTTAATGAATTATGGAAACAAACCCCTAAACAAACCATTAAAAGGATTTAATCATGTCAGGCGTTAATCAACCATTTGGCACATTCTACGAAACCGTAGCCGCATCACAGACTGCTCAAGTATTAGGCGTAACAGGAGCGGCTGGTGATACCTTAATGCGTTTAATCGTTACTGTAGGCACAGCATTAACTGGAACTGTAGCCCTGTTAGACGGTGCAACTTCTTACACTATCTGTGCCGCAAGCACTCCAATTGGCGTATATACAATTGAAATCAATGCTGTATCAGTAAGCGGTGCTTGGAAGATCACTACTGGTGCTGGTGCAACTGTTATGGCTGTAGGCAACTTCTCTTAAGGATTCAAAATGGATCACACATACCAAGATTGGTATAACTGCATTGCCCAGTACGAGCGTACATTCAAGGAATGGGAAGGTAGAGCCGACAAGATTGTTAAACGGTATCGTGATGACCAACGCAGTCGCAACAATCCTAACGCTAAGTTCAATATCCTTTGGTCTAATGTACAGACCATAACCCCAGCGGTATTTGCTCGTTTGCCAAGACCTGATGTTTCACGCAGGTTTAGGGATAATGACCCCATAGGGCGTGTAGCTTCAATGATGCTAGAACGAGCATTAGAGTACGAAATTGAGCATTATGGTGACTATGCTAGTGCCATGAAGCAAGCCGTTCAAGACCGCTTACTTGGTGGTCGTGGAACATCTTGGGTTCGTTATGAGCCACACATTACTGGCGAAGCTGGTGGTGAAAGCGAAGGTGCTCCCGATGATGGCTATCAAATTACAGAAGATATTGATGAAGCTGAAACTGAAGGCGGTATTCATCGTGAGAACCAAGAGCGTATTGAATACGAATGTGCTCCTGTAGATTATGTCCATTGGCGTGACTTTGGTTTAACCGTTGCCCGTACATGGGAAGAAGTTACAGCGGTATGGCGTAAGGTTTACATGGGTAGACCTGCCCTTGTTGAACGCTTTGGTGAGGAATTAGGCGGTAAGATTCCGTTAGATACCAAGCCTGAAAGTTCTAAAACTTTTGCTGAAAAGATGGGCGAAGGCTCACACGAAGCTGTTATCTATGAGATTTGGGATAAGACTAGCGGTGAAGTGCTTTGGCTATCCAAGTCGATGGGCAAGATTCTTGATACCCGTGCCGACCCGTTACAACTTGAAAACTTTTGGCCATGTCCTAAGCCAATGTTCTCTACACTCACAACAGACAGCCTAGTTCCTGTTCCTGACTTTGTTCTATACCAAGACCAAGCAAGACAGCTAGACACGCTGGCAGACCGTATTGATGGCTTCATTCAAGCCCTCAAGGTTCGGGGTGTATACGATGCGGCAGAGCCAAGCCTTGCCCGTCTATTCTCCGAAGGTGAGAACAATGCCCTATTGCCAGTTAAAAACTATGGTGCATTTAGCGAAAAGGGTGGATTACAGGGTGCTATCAATCTTGTAGACATCAAGCCAATTGCCGAAGGTTTGAACATGGCTTATCAAGCTATGGAGCAGGTCAAGGGTCAAATCTACGAAATCATGGGCATTGCTGACATTCAGCGTGGACAGACTGACCCTAACGAAACCCTTGGTGCTCAGATCATTAAGTCTAACAACGCTTCAGGGCGTTTAAAGACTATGCAACACGATGTAGTGAATTTTGCTACAGCCCTATTGCAGATCAAGGCACAGATTATTTGCCAGCACT